ATGAAAGCGAAAAAACAAAAAAAAGCCAGCCTGGTCGCGCAAGACTGGCATCCCGCCGACATCGTGGCCGCCTTGCGCAAGGCGGGTTGGTCGTTTCGGCGGCTTTCCGCCCATTATGGACTGGCGGCCACGTCGTTGAACAACGTGAATAAAATCCCGTGGCCCAAGGGCGAGAAGCGCGTCGCCGAGGCCCTTGGCATTCAGCCTTGGGACATCTGGCCCAGCCGTTATGCCGTTAGTGCTGATGCCGACGGCACTGTGATTGGGGTGCCGAACCGAGGCCGGCCGGGCCGTAAAAAGGCCAATGATACGGCAAGCGCAAAAAAGCGCAACGCAAAGGCTAGGTCAAATGACAGGGCTTTAGTATGAGCGCTGTGGGTTATTACAGCCCTGGGCAATTGGCCGGTTTGTCTGGAATGCCGTTATGAGCGAAATTAATAAAACCTTTTTTGCCGATGCCGAAGAAATACGGGTGGCAACTGGCAAAAAAATACGCTGGATTCAGGAACTGGCAATTAAGGATAGCTGGGTGTTCGTGACCGAAAAAACCCGCAGCCGCCACCCCAAAAAATGGTTCTTAATTTCGGCTTTGCCCAAAGATATTCACGACAAAGTGGTCTTGCAACGCAGCCAAGCCGAGGCCGCCGTGCTGTACGGCGTGCAGCCGCCGGTGTTTCCGGCGGCGGTGCAGGCGGCGGTGGATGCCGTTCATGCCGCCCAGCCGGAAGCGGCCGCCGCTGTTTATACCGCCGACTGGGAGTGGTTCCGGCGGCGGCCCGGCTCCCTGCAGGCCAAGGCCCGCGCGCAGGCGGCGGTGGTGCGGCAGTTGAAAGGGCTGATTGACGCCCAGGCGCGGCGGCAGTTTGAGGCCGAAAGCGCCGGCCTGAGGGCGAAAAAAACGCCGGTTCACGACCTGATGCAGCAGGTTAGGTTAGCGAACCCGGAAACCTGCCAAAGCTGGAAAACTTTGCAAAACTGGTGGGAAGGGCGTGGGCCTAAGGTCGGCTGCAAGCATTTTCAGCCGGCCGATTACCCGGCGGTGCTGGCTGGCTGCCACCGGGGGCGGGTGGCGTTGGCGCCGGTCAGCGAGGCGGCGTTCGGGTATTACGCCGGGCTGTATTTGCACCGGCGCAGGCCCTCGCACCAGGACTGTTACCGGCGGTTACAGGACAAGGCCCAGGCCGAAGGCTGGGTGATTGCCGCCGCCAGCACGCTGAAACGGCGGTTTGAGGCTGAGTATTCACAGGCTTTGATAACCCTGATGCGCGAGGGCGAGGAAGCCTTCCGGCAGTTGATACCGTTCCAAGAGCGGGACAAGCGGGTGTTTAGGGCCGGGCAGGCGGTGTCGGGCGACGGGTTGAAGTTTGACAAGCTGTGGGTGAAGTTCCCGGACGGGGAAATCATCAACACCGCCACGGCCTGGTTTTGGGCCGACATTTACAGCGGCTCAATACGCGCCTGGCGGCTGGGCAAGACCGAAAGCACCGACCTATTTAGGCTGGCGACCTACGACCTGACCGGGCAGTTTTTGCCGAGCTACACCCAGGTGGACAACACGCGGGTGGCGGCGAACAAGATGATGACCGGGCAAGCGGAAGGCCGCCACCGGTTTGGCAACCAGCCGAACGACCCGATGGGGATGCTGGTAATGCTGGACATGGGCGTGCACTTCACCAGCCCGGACCATACGGTCAGTTCACCGGGTTCTAAACCGGTGGAGCGGGCGTTCGGAATCGGCGGGCTGCACGACAAAGTGGCGACCAACCCCCGGATACGCGACCGGGGTTACAGCAAGGCCACGGCCATTAGCAGCGAGCAATTGGCCGAGGCGATTGGCTACGAAGTGATGCGGCACAACAGCCAAGAACGGCGGCGTTCGCCGGTGTGCGGCGGGGTATTGAGCTTTGACCAGGCGTTTGAGCAGTCGTTTAAAAGCTGGGCGCCGCGCAAGGCGAGCGAAGCGCAACGGCGGCTGTTGATGCTGTCGATTGAAGTGTCGCGCTGTGACAGCCGGAACGGGCTGGTGCGGATCAAGGCCGGGCGCAGCCAGTTTGGGGTAAACCGGTACTGGTGCGAGGCGTTGGCCGGGCACCGGGGGCAGGATGTGGCGGTGTTTTTTGACCCGGACGATTTAACCCAAGACGTGGACATTTACAGCCTAGACGGGCGGTTTTTGACCACGGCCCAACACGAGGCGCAAGCGGCGTTCACCGACAAGGCAGCCGGCGCCGAGTACCACAAGCGCACGCAAAGGCTCAAGAAATTGGCCAAGAAGCAGGCCGAGGAAGTGAGGGCCATACAGAAGCTGCATAACGGCCCGCTGCCGGATTTGGCGGCGGCGCCGATGCCGGCAAGCACCGTTGTGGCGGGGCTGTTTAAACAGCCGTTGGCGCAACCGGGCGAACAGGCGGGCGAGGTGATTGATGCCGAGGCCGCGTTTATGAACTTTATGAAAATGATGGGGGCGTGATGAATGCGTTTCCTGCGCCATTGGCCAGCCCGTGGTTGACGTGTTGGACGGATTGACAGTGAAGCATTTTAAAACTGGAATCCGCCGCCAATATGCGGCGATTACTAAATTATTAGGAGAACAGCAATGACATTTAAAACCGCAATACGTCAAATTGGGTTATTTGGGCAATCGGCAGGCGGCCTTCGCCAATCAGCATGTCGAGCCGCTGCGCGAAGGTTGCGGGCAGCAGCAGAACAACTTCATCCGGGAAATTCTTGCCCATTATGCCGGGTAGTCGATGCAAAGCTTCAATTGTTTTCAGGATACGTTGACCCAGCGCAGCCACGAGTTGTCGATCAGTGCCTTCAAGAGCATGCCTCACGGCCGCGGTGGTCGCTGGAAGCGGACCGAAGCAAGACACCAGGAGCGTGATGAAGTCGCTCCATTGTTGCCCGGTAAGCTCCACTTCTGGCTGGTATTCAAGACCGGTGCCGACAAGGATGTCGGTGAGTTCATTGGTGATTTCGTTGATAGAGAAAATGGCCAATGCGGACTTTCTAGGTAATGGTCTTGGATAAATGCGTAGGCGAAATTCAAGGTCGTTCATGGAGGCCTTCATTATGAAGGTTTTGTTGTGGCATCAAAGCTTAGCACCGGGTTTTACCTCCGCGCGCCGTTTAACAAGCAAGCAGCGGGGCGGACAGGCACAAGAGATGTCGGGCAGAAACCGCCTGCCCGACCTACAAAATAACCGGTTTTTGGCAGCACAAAAACCCGTTTAAACCACGGCTAAACGCCGTTTAACTGGCGGCAAACTTAAGGTTTGCCGCCCCACTAGAAACCGGAGTATAGCAAATGAGTGACATCGGCACAAACGCCCCACGGGGCCTAAACAACGACTTGCGCGGGCGGGTGAAGGCGGAAATAGCCGCCTTGGACCTGAGCCAGGCGCAGGTGAGCCGGGCCGCCGGGATTGAAGCCAGCGGCGGCAGCAAGCTGAACCAATGGCTGCAAAATAAATACCAGGGCGACAACGAGAAAATTGAAATCCAGTTGCAGCGTTGGCTGGACAGCCGGCAAGCGGCCCAGGAGCAGCAGGCGCAGATGCCGGTGGCGCCGGGCTGGGTTAGGACACCGACGGCGGAGAAGATTTTTGAGACGCTGGGCTATGCCAAGCTGGCCGCCATTAGCGTGTGCGTGTACGGCGGGGCCGGCGTGGGCAAGACCTGCACCTGCCAGGCCTTTGCCGCCCAGCAGCCGAACGTGTTTATCGTGACCGCCTCGCCGTCGGCGGCCACTTATGCCGCGTGCCTGCGGCGCATCGCCCAGGCCATCGGGCTGCGCGGGGCCAGCACCCGCACGGCGGATTTGGAAGACGAAGTGATTGCCCGCTTGAAAGGCACCCAAGGCTTGGTGGTTATCGACGAGGCGCAACTGTTAAGCACCGAGTCGCTGTGGGGCATCAAGCATATTTTCGACATGGCCAAGGTGGGCGTGGCTTACGTTGGCTCAAACCAGGTGTACAGCAAATTGGCCGGGCAGCGCGATGAACTGAATGCGCCGTTATTCCGCCGCATCAGCAAAAAACATGCGTTGGGCAAACCCAGCGCGGAGGACGTGGCGGTGTTGCTGGCAGCCTGGGGCTTGGACGGCGCCGGCAAGCCGCTGTTGGACTATTGCGCCAAGATCGCCGCCAAGCCGGGGGCCTTGGGGATGGTGACGGAAACGCTACGGTATGCTGCGGCACTGGCCTTGGGCGCGGGCGCGGCGCTGGGATTGGCCAGCATCAAAAAGGCTTACGAAAGCTTGGGGGGGGAGTGATGGACGGTTTAATTAGTTTGGCGGAGATGGCGGCGACGAGCGGCTTTAAAATCGATAACTTGCGGAGCATGTCAGTGCGGGACACGGAGTTTCCGCCCTTGGTTTGCCGGAAACGGGCACCGGACCGGATGGGGCGGCCGGAAAAACTGTATGACCGCCGGCAAGCCGCCCGTTGGTTGGCCAACAAAAACCCCCCAAAAAAGCTCCGCCCTGGGCTTGACCTGAGTGCGGCCAGGGAATTCTTGATGCGGGGATGCCGCCATGGCTAAGCACTACCCCGACAGCTACGGGCTGCAAGAAAAACACAAAAAGGCGGGGCGCGCCCTGGACACTCTGGCGCGGCTGAACATTGAGGCCAAGCGGGTGGACTTTGGCGGCGCCGTGCCGGTGATAGAGGTTTACCACTGCCCCGGCAACCGGGCCTTGGCCGGGCAGTTCGAGGTGGGGCAAGGCGAGGCCGACAACCGGGCCTATTTTAACAAAAGTGCGGCGGTGCAAGGCTGCCGCGTGGTTTGGAGGGAGCACCTATGAAAACGCTATTTCGACGTAAACAAAGCAAATGCGAACTGTTGCGGGCGGCCGAACACCGCCTGTTGTTAGAAGAGATGCTGCAAGTGACGGCGGCCTTTAGGCTGCGTTGCTTGGCGCGGCAAAACCGGCGCACCGCCGCCGAACTGGAACAACGGGGGGTGTTATGAAAAAAACCCGCATCAAACAACCGGCCATTACCGTGCCGGTGCCGCAAGACGCGGCCGAATGCGCGGCCTATATCCACGCCGTGGGCGAGATGGACCGCGCTATTGGGGCGCTGGAATTGGCCATGAACGGGGAAATTGCCGAGGTCACCGAACGCTACGCCGGCCGGTTCACACCGCTAAAAGCCCGGCTTTTGGCCACCAGCGCGGCGGTGCAGACCTGGTGCGAGGCGCACCGCGCCGACCTGACCCAGAACGGAAAAGTGAAGACGGCCGGGTTTGTCACCGGCAGCGTGCAATGGCGGCAACGCCCGCCCAGCGTTCTGGTGCGCGGCGCCGACAGCGTGATCGAGACGCTAAAAAGGCTGGGCTTGGGCCGCTTTGTGCGGGTGAAGGAAGAGGTTAACAAAGAGGCGGTGCTGAACCAGCCGGAGGCGGTGGCGGGGGTAGCGGGCATCAGCCTAAAGACCGGGGTGGAGGATTTTGTCATCACCCCGTTTGCACAGGAGGCGGCATGAACCTATTGGAGCAGGCGGCGCAGTTGCGCGAGCGGGCGGCTTCGGCTTCGGCGGCGGCGCAATACGCCGACGACCCTAAAGCCTACCGGGAAGAAAAAGCCCGGGCGCGGGAGCTGCTGGACGAGGCGGCGCGTTTGGAAAGCCAGGCTAAGGCCGTGGCCGCGTCCGGGCCCCGGCGCACGGCGTCCATTGCCAAAATCCACATTGGCAAAAGCCAATTGCTGGCGGCGGGGATATTGCCGGACGAGGCCAGTTACCGGGCCTTGCTTAAAGCCTACGGCGGCGCCGACAGCAGCACACGGCTGACGGACGCCGGCATCGGCCGGGTGCTGGCTAGGATGGTGGCACTGGGCGCGGTGTTCGCACCGCCGGCACGGGCCGGCAAGCCCCCCCACAGCCTGAACAGCCGGCTTGATACCGCCCTGCAACTGAAAAAAATTGCAGCGTTGTTAGCAGACATGAAGCTACCCTGGGGCTATGCGGCCCAACTGGCCCGGCACATGTATAAACTGGACGCGCTGGCGTTTTGCGACAGCCGGCAGTTATCCGGCATTATCGCCGCGCTGGCGAAGCGGCAACAGAAGCAGCGGGGTGGCTGATGGATGCTGCCGACTTGTCGCAACGGCATGATGAAATCCTGCTGAAAGCCAATTTGTACAAAAGCAAGAAAGCGGCGCCAAGCCCTGCTGCCTGCGGTTGTTGCCTGAATTGCGAAAAACCTTTGGCCGAACCCGGCCGGCGCTGGTGCGATGCCGACTGCCGGGACATTTGGTGGAGCGAAAACGCATGAGCAAAAAACGCTTTGTCCAGGCCGTGATGGCCCGCAGCTTGCCTAGCCCCGACAAGCGCGGGGCGGCACTGGCCTACGCCGAAGCGCTGTGGCACTGGTTGACCGCCCAAGGCTACGGCGACAACGTGGACAGCCCGGCCGGGCGTGACAGCAAAAATTGGCACCAAGCCCTTGAGCCTACGGCGCGGCGGTTTTTTGATGTGTTTTGGGAGGCGTTCGGGCACAAACAGGGCAAACAGAAAGCGGCTCAGCGGTGGGCGCAACTGGGGGTGCTGACCGACGCGCAGTACCAGGCCATCATAGCCGCCGCCACCAAGGAAGCCCGGCGCGAACGGGACCCCGGGCAGGTGCGGAAGATGGCCGAGGGCTGGCTGTTCGAGCGGCGCTGGGAGGATTTCGAGCCCGCTAAAACGGCGGTTAAGGCTGAGAAAAACCACGTTTTAAGCCGGCTGCTGGCCGAGTTGGAAGGGCTGAAGCGGTTGTATCAGCAGAGCGGCGACCCGGCCTTGCAACCCCAGGTGGACAAGCTGGAGCGGGCGGTGCAAGCCGCACGGGAGGGCAATGACTGACCTTACGCTTGACCTGATCAGGCCCTTATTGCCCCGGCGGGTGGCGGAGCTGGCCGAGGTGGCCGGGCTGGCGGCCGCGTTGAAGCTGGTGGAGTTGCGCGGCGGGCGGCGGGTTTACATCCCCAAAACCGCCGATGCCGGGCATTGGCTGGCCGAACACATCGGTTTGCCGGCGTTGGCGGTGTTGGCGGCCCGCTACGGCGGCGCCGATATGGAGATTGACCGCTGCTGTGGCCTGCGCCGGGCCTTGGTGGTGGCCGAGTACGAGCGCGGCGTGCCGGTGTCGGTGCTGGCCGAACGCTACGGCTGCACCGAGCGGGCCATCCGCTACATGACCGTGGCGGCGTCGGCCAAGCTCCCGGCGCGGTTGGCGGAGCAGATGAATATGGATTGGATAGACCAGTATTTGTGACGGTTTTTAGGTGGCGTAGGGTACGCACCGGTTAATGTTTATGATTGCGCGGGGCTTTTTTCTTGGCCAGGGTTTTAAGGCCCGCCACGGCCACCTTAAAATGACCAATGGCAAAATCCAGGCGGTCAAGGTCAATATCGGAAAATTCATGTTGGAATTGATCGGGTTCGCAATTGTAATCATGACTGACATTCGGGTTAGCGGGCGAACCTTCAATAGCCGCCCGCAGTTCCGTGTAATACTTGTCTAATTGTTCCAAATAGAGGGCTAAATGAGATTTTCTAAAGAGGGCCATAACCGTTCCGGGAGGAATTATGAATAATGAAACCGTCAGTTTAAACCAAGCCCGCGCCCGGCGCATTGTCGGGTTAATGCCGGAACTTGAACGCCGATACCAAACCCTGCGCGCCAAACTGGCGGCGGCACTGGCCGATGCCGGCGGCGTTGATGGCGACAGCCTGGCGCTGGCGCAAAAAGACCTGGAAAGCGTGGTTGCCCTTATAGGTGACGAACCCACGGCGATTGAAAGAAAGCCCATGCTTGGGCGAACCCCGCACACGGCGTAGAGTACGCACCGCTTTGCAATTATGCCGCATGTTCCTTAAGCCACTCCCTGAGCGCGGCGTTCATGCGGGTTTGCCAGCCCTTGCCGGTGGCGCGGAAGGCTTCCAGCACATCGGCATCCTTCACCATCGGCATCAATCACGGGTAAGGGGTAATTCATGGGTGGCTCCTTCTCTTTTGTTGGCTTTGCGAAAACTGATAACCCTGATGCCGCACACAAAGCCCCGAGGAAGCTCTTCCGAGGGGTTTTTTTGCGCCTTAGGTTTTACACTGCGGCGGACGCCATTAAAAGAGACTGCCACCATGATGACCGCCACAGCCGTGTCCCGCGAGGGACTTGACCTTATCAAACAGTTTGAGGGCCTGAAACTGAACGCCTACGTATGCCCTGCGGGCAAGCTGACCATCGGCTACGGCCATGTGCTGCTGGCCGGGGACGGCGTTTTGTTTGGCCTGTCGTCGGAGCGTATGGCGCAGCGGATACGCGCCCTGGACACCGGGCTTGAAATCACCGAAGCGCAGGCGGAGTTGTTGTTGGGGCAGGATGTCCGCCGCTTCGCCCGGGCGGTGGACGTGGCCGTGACCGAGCCGTTGGCGCAGAACCAGTTTGATGCGCTGTGCTCGCTGGCCTTTAATATCGGCACGGGTCACTTTACCCGCTCGACCTTGCTGAAAAAGCTGAACGCCGGCGATTTTAAGGGTGCGGCGCGGCAGTTCGACCGCTGGGTGCATGTGGACCGCAAGCGGCTGAACGGCTTGGTGCGGCGGCGGGCGGCGGAGCGGGCCTTGTTTGAGCGCCGAGCCGTGGCCGCCGTGACCGAGCCCGCCGCTGCGGGCGCAACCCTGCATGACAGCGATGACAGCGCCGTAGGTGTCGCTCCGGTAATCCTCGATGACCAGGGCAAACCGTGGTGGCAATCGCGCACGGTGCTGGGTGTGGCATTGGCCTTGTTGCCGACGCTGTCGAAACTGGCCGGGGTGGATTACGAAACGGCGGTCGCCCCCTATGCAGGGGACATCGCC